ACCTGCACCGCGAAGGCGAAGGCTTGGTCGTTGGCTGTTGTTCCTGCCTCTGGAGTTGCGTATGTTGGTACTCCTCCAGCAATAGTTAAAACTTGTCCTGCGCTACCTGCTCCGAGGCGGACTATAGCACCTGAACCAGTACCATAAACTATATCTCCGTTAGTTGTATAAGTGCTGATTGTAGGAGTTGTAAGTGCAGGACTTGTTAAGGTCTTATTAGTAAGAGTTTGTGTTCCTGTATTTGAAACAAGGACGGCATTGGCGTTACCAATAGTTGTACCTCCAGGAAGTAACAAGGTATTAGTTGCTGCCTGAGCATGGGTCTGTGCTTGGAGTTTTTGTCCATGTGAGTTAGCGGTGCAGTTAAGTACGATATTTCCATCAGTTGTGCCATCACTTGTAACAGTTACATTTCGTAATGAAGGGGCAACATTGAATACAACTGCGCCTGTTCCTGACTCATCAGAAATTGTTGCTGCTAGGTCTGCTGATATTGTGAGTGCTGCTGCTGGTGCGCCATTGGTGGTTATTGCCATATTATGCTATCTCGCTTCCGAATAGAGAAATAGAAAGATCGGTTGTTGAGCCTAAAATGTAAATCTGATCAGTAGCGTCTAGGGTAATTCCTAGAGTATAGGCAGTAGTTGAATTGGCTTTACTGGTTACATCGTAGGCAATATAGTGCTTTTGAGCCAAAGTTGCGTTGTTAGGTTGAACAGTAATTCTGTAGGTTCTATCGGTGGCGCTGGTATTAGCAACCACGATACTCGAAATAATAGTTTCGGTTGCTGCTGGAACTGTGTACATACTTGCTAAAGATGTAGTAGTCGCTTGTTGAGCAAGCACTTTATATGCTGTTGCCATTTATCCTCCTATTAACAAAAGCGGGTGAAAACGCCCAGCCACTATTGTAGCAACTGAACTAGCAGATGAGGCTGCGCTACTCGCTGACGCATCTGCGGTGGCGACTTCATCTGTTAAATCTGAACCTGATACTGGATAAGTGCCAGCGTTCAATAATGTGTATGTCGCAAATGCGGCATTGACCTCAGTATAGGTGGCATAAGCAGCAGGTATGTACCAGTACTCGCCAGAAAGAGGAACTTCATTTGTTGCTTGAGTTATTTTGGTATCTAACAAAGCAAGAGCAGTTTCAAAGGTAGCAAAAGGAACTTCAGTAACTAAACCTACATAAGTAGTATCTATGGTTGGAACTGGCGAAATATCTGCGAGGTTGAGCGTTCCAACAGTAGCAGCAGGAAGGGTGATGGTATATGTGCGCCCATCAGGAAAGGCTTCTTCTACTGTGTATTCAAATTCAGGAATAATATCTGCATCATTAGTTGAAGGCAGGGTTGTACTAAATGCTCCGTTGGCGTCTAAAGTCACCGCTACTGTTGAAGGCACGACCATTTGATCGGATATAGAGTTTCTAAGCATATCTGAAAGAGTGAACTGGACTTGTCCTGCAATAGCGTCACCTAAGTAGTTTTTGAAAGTTCCTGCTAAAGTAACAAGGGTGACTGTGGCGGCAATAGCCATTATGCACCACCTAACATTAAACTAAAACTAAACTGTTTTTCACTAGAGTTAGCGGTAGCAGCCGAAGCAGTAGCAGCAGTCGCATCTGCCAAGATTAAATCGCTATCATCATCAATAGTCGCAAGGGAAGTTTCTAAAACAGTCAAGAGCGTGTTGGCAGTAGTATGGCGAGCAATAGGTACATACGGTTCAGCCACCTTAAACTCCCATCAAAAGGAACTGATTTATACCAGTTCGTAAAGCATTTGAAGCAGCAGTCGCCGCAGAGGTAGCACCAGTAGCAGCAACTTCAATGTTGTCTTGAATAGCAGTTACTTGAGTATAAGCGGTGTTGGCTGTTGTTAGACGAGTATTTATAGCATTGTATTGGGAACTTGTTACGAAGCCAGCAGCAACCGAGGCACTAACCGCAGGAGATAAATCGGCAATATCAACTGCTGCACCACCTCCAGGGAGTGTAATTACGAAGGTTCTACCACCTGTGAATACTTCTTCTACATCATAAGCAAAGGGTTGGGGAGTAACATCAGAGTCATCGGTTACTGGTAAAACTACGCTAAAAGATCCGTTTGCGTCTAAGACTTCTGTGATTACATTATTGACAATAATTTGATTTTGGTCTGTGTCTTTAATAATTGTTTGAGGTGTAAAGGTAACAGAACCAGCAATAGCATTGCCAACAATATCTACATAAGTACCAGTTAAGGTAACTGTTTCTAAATCAACTGTAAGAGCCATTACCAAAGCCCCTAACTAAACGCCTTGTCGAAGAACTGCTACTGATTGAGTTGATGAGGCTACAACTCCATAAAGTGCTTCATCTTGGTTTAACTCGATAGAGATATTAGAATCAATAGCAAGTTTATATCCGTAAGATGCAGAAGTAACTCCTGCGCCACCTAAAAATACAGCCTGACCACCTGTGGGATTTTGAACTAAAATTGTAGAGCCGTCTTTACCGCCACCTGAAGCAGCAACAGTTAAAAGAGTTGCTGTAGTTCCAACGCTAACTAATGCGTGGTTAATTGCCATAGTACTCCTTTGAAAAAGAGTGATACTCCATTACTGAAATATCACCCTTTCTGAATAATCGGGTGAATCTTTAGGCTATACGGTAAATTGATACTGTTGTTGGAGCAGTTACGACTACTTGCCAACGAGATGCTTGTCCAGCAGTCGCTGCGGTTGTTGCAAGTCCTACGATTGTTACACCAGTTCCAGCAGTTAAAGTAGCAACAAAGGCTGCTAAGTTGATATAACTGTATTTAACACTTGTTCCTACAACTGAACCTAATTCTGCAATAAGAGCAGCAGCAGTCGGTGTAGTAATAGCCCGTGCTGTTGTAAGAGTCGCAGTATTTATACCACCAAGAATACCTGCTGTTGTAAGTACCATTGAGGCACCATCAGCGATATTTGTTACTGAACGAATCTGTTGAAGATTACCAGTCACAGTAAGCCCACCTGTAACTGCTTTGCCTCGCGTAATTCTATTAAACATATTTCTCCTTTAAGAGAGGGAGAGGATTTCTAGTTCCCCTCCCTACTCAATTTAATTAAGCGACGACTGTATCCCAGAACCAACCGAGATCGGTAGCAATGACTTTATTATCAAAAGCCATTTCTCCTTCAATACGGTCTGCCTTGAGAGATTCCATACGGAATGAACTTACACCAATTGTTGAACCGATACCGCCTGATACACCTGTCCATGAGAAAGAGTATCCAGCAGAAGGAGTCAATAATCCTGGAGATGGGGCAACATAGGCAAGAAGGGCTTTCTTTCCTGATGTAAATGAATACGCCTGTGAAGCGCCTTCAGCATTTGTTGCCTTGACACCCTTTGAAATAATAACGCGAGGGATATCAAACATTGCTGCCAACATGTCAGAAGTGACAGTTTGTGCAGATGTGTACTTGATACGGTCAACGATATCTGGGTGATTCTTTAGTGCGCGGAATACATCGTATCCCAATACTAAAGTGTTTGGCTCCATACCAGTTGTTGAAAGAATACCTGCTTTGGCATCTTCAATATCGTCAATTGGGTCTGAAGCAGCATAGTCTGACCACTGCTTTACTTCGTTTGCTGAAGGAGATCCTGCAACACCATCATAATCGTTGCCCCAGATACCGCCAGCAAAGAAATCTGTGTTCCATTGTACTTCTTTACGAAGTAGTAAACGACGAGTAACAAACTCTGTTGCCTCGCGTAGTGGATTCAATGGTGCATCTGCGTTAGCAACAGTCTGATCATCTACGTCCTTATGGAACGCAAATACATCTGCACTGTAGTTACCAGTTGATAAACCATAACCTCCACCAGCAGATTCAGTTCCACCTGCTCGGCGTTGCGCCTCGTCACGGAACCAATCGTTCTTGGTGTAGGTAAAGAATTTGTCAGACTTCTTATCCACAGGAATTACTGGGAATACCTTGTCTGCAATAAAGTTGTCTTGATTTTGTAGATATGCTACTGAAATGTTTGTCAGAATCGCATCTACATGGACTGAGTTAATACTTGGTTGTGGCATGAGTTGGCTCCTTAGTTGGCTCTAGTTGGGTTAGCACAGTTAATTACCGCTGTGATTACGTCATTACTTGCGCCACCTGAGATAGCACTTCCAAGTACATACTTGGTTGTGTCTGTAGTTGTAACAACGCTTGCTTTTGCAGCAGATGTTACGCCTAGTAGGTCACCGATAGCAACAGTTGCACCAGCGACTAACTTAGTTCCACCAACGATAAGAATTTCTGCTTCTTGTCCTGATGCTGGAGCGTTCTGCAATACACCGATTGGAATATCGGTTGCTGCTGAACAAGTAACAACTGTGTCAGTTGTACTCAATTTAACAAAAGTATATTGAAGGGCTGATAAATCGGCTCCTGCAACTCTTGTAATTTTTACTGAATAATTACTAAATTCAAATGCCATTTTATTTAGCACCTTTCTCTGTTAGGTATTGGCTGTATAAATCTGGGTTAGCAATAACAGCACTTGAGAAGGCTTGCTCGAAAGTTACGCCTTTTTTGGTTTCTGTTACTGATTTAGCCAAAGATGTTAATTGGTCATAAGCACTTCCAGATGCTGGATTTGCTGACTTACCAATTTCTGCAAAGATATTCGCTGACTCTGCTTGTGCATTAACTGAAGACAGTGCTTCCTCAACTGACTTGGCAAGGTCTGAATTAACTTCTGCTAATTGACGAAGTGCTGGACCGATTTTTTCAGCATCAAGACCTAAGAACTTCCAAGCCTTTGCTTTCTCGACTGCTTCTTCATCTGCGCGAGCAATTCTTTCTGACTTTAGAACTAATTCAATTTCTGCTACACGAGTTTGTGCTTCTTTCGCAGACTTCTCCATAGATTCTAACATTTCACGAATTGGCTCTGGTGCTGATTTAATAAGTGAAGTAATATCTTCTTTCTTCATCTCATCATCTTCAGGTTTCATCATTTTTGCTAATTTTTTATTAGCCTTGTCTAACTCTTCTTCAAGGTCAGCAATTTTTTTCATCATGTCGTCGTAAGACATTTTCTTCTTGTCTTCGTCTTCATGCATATTTTTCTTTTTTTCGTCTTCATGCATATTTTTTTTCTTATCTTCTTCATCATGCATAGACTTTTGTGTATCGTCTTGGGCCATAGTTTCCTCCTCAGTACCTTTCTGGTACAGACTTTCATCTGAGTTATTATCTTGTTTGTTTAGGTCTGAAAGAAGGTCGTCCATGCCAGTCAAATTATCTGACTTGATGACTAACCAACCTTCATGAAGATGAGCAGGGTGGTCAACTCCAGATGCTTCTTCTATATTCAAAGAAACCATCTTGCGGGCTTTGGCCATTCTAACTCCCATTCATTATAGATAGTTTGACATCGTGCCTCTATCTAACTTCTAAGAATAACACACGATAGGGTTTATTTTATCTAGTAGTTGCCCTTATTTCGTGATGCAGCAATATTCCGTAGTTTCGTGTTTGATGTGTCGAACTTTATCTGCTCATAAACATAGCAGTCGGTACAGATTATGATATTTCCCCACTGGGTTCCTGAAAACTTAGGATTGAAGAATCTTTCGCATTTAGGGCAAGTTTTGGCTTTGCTCATTACTTTACTGGTCCTCCGACCACCCAAGCACGACATGTTCTTTTTGCGGCACACTTGAAATCAAAAGCCTCGCAGTATCCTAATTGACCTGCTGCGTCTATAGAGTCAAACTCATCTTGCCTATCGCCCCCAGTCAAGCCGGAAGAGATACAGTTCTTCATTTCGGGTGTCATGATAAATACTGCACAGTTTCCGCATCTTTGTTTCTTCGCTACCGCGGTAGTAACATTCCACTCTTCAGCCATCTTTTCCCAATATTCGTTATTAGGTTCGGCAGGATTTAGTGGTCCATACATTGCTGTATCAATAGCATTCTTTCGATTCTTGAGATTAAGTTTAATATCCTGTGTTGGTAATGGGCAATCTTCTTCTGCCTTATTAACTGCAAACTCGTTTAGGTTTAACATTAATCCTCGGTTGAATTGCGTAGTGGAAAAGTCGCTATCCATAAAATCATAGAACCGACAATAGCATAACCTACAACAGTTTTAGCAGAGCCATCAAGAACTACCCAAGCAACAAACATGCCCAGTAATGTCCAAATTTGGTTGGCTATATCAGAAAACCATTTCTTCATTAC